GTTAAGACTGTTGGGCTACTCATAAACTTTGGAACTTCGCCGTAAGTTTTGCGATAGGTAGGGGAAGCAGGGTTATCATCCCAAGCCTCACCAATAACACCAATACTTAGATTAGTTCCTTCGCCTGTAAAAATAACTCCATTATATGAATCATCTGTACTCAAAGAGCGATTGATTTGAATAAGGACTGAATCTGAACCATCTGTGTATTCAGCGACGGCAGTACCCAAGTCAGGGTTTGGAATAGGTCTCATACGAGCAGTTCCGTTTTCATCAAAATATAAATCCATAGCCGCTGACTCTGCAATTTTCAAAGCCTCACGCCAAGGGTCACTAGATTGGTCAAGAGTTGGATAAAGCAAAGTAGTTACTTGATTAGTCGCTGGAAAAATAGTTTTTACTTTTGGATAGCGGTATTTAAGAATCTGTTCAATAGCAGTTTCTTTTGCTGTTCCTGCCTCAATATAAAATTCATGATTAGTAAATTTTGCTCTAGCAAGAATCAAACTTCTATCAGAACCTTTTATTTGAATCTTTATACCTTGAGAGGTATCAACTACATCGACGCTGGTAATTACAAAAACTCCAAGGGGAACTAACTCCTCGGTTCCATCTGCAAAAACAATGCCTCTGTAAATCTTTACTTCACGGTTATACGGGAGAAGGACTGATGAGATATTGTTCTGAGGAACTAGAGTCCCGTCTTTATCAATAAACTCAAGAGTACATTCACGCCGAATAGAACGGCGGTTATCAATACTCACTTCACCCGATATTGGTTGGGCTGTGCTTAAGATTGTTCCATTCGCCATGTCATAAATTTCAACCTTAGTTTTTGTGACATGGGATTTCCGAATGGTCTCCTTGAAGTCCGAGGAAACTGGATACATTACGGTGCATCAACTTCGTAATAGGTGACTTTAACAACTCTAATTAAGTTGTTAATGTTTCCTGATTCAGTCCATGACCTATCAACAAAGCGTACATATTTTTGACGCCCTAGTGGGTCATGCACATGCAGAGTTCCTTGATAAGTTAGGACTGGATAAAGTTCATCCCAAGCGGTTTCGCCCTGAACTGTTATTTGATAAGTACCATCTACGCCGTAAATAGATTGAGAAATAACAACTGACTTTGAAGCGCCGAGTGGTTTGAATACACCATAAGACTCAACAATGTTTTGATTCAATGGCTGTTCAACAATTATATTATTTACTTTGATAGTTGGACTTTCAGGGGCAGTAAAAGACCAATATGCAGGATTATCAATTAAGATTGGTTCTGAAGTTGTATATGCTGAAGAAATAGTTGCCATTAGATGTCTGCCCTTGCTTTTGCTCTATAACGAATTGTTGAATCAAAAGGTGCCTCAAAGTCATCTATCTCTGCAATTTGTGAACTGGTTGCTGTGACTGGAGAGTTTCGAACTGCGCTATAAGTTGTTCCACCATCAACTGAACGCTCAACATCAAAAATAAAATTGCTGAAACCACCACGGGTAAACACGGGTGTATCTCCAGCGTGGAAAGCAATCTTGTCTACATAATGAACTTCACCTGAACCAGCGCTTGTTACTTTGACAAAGACTTGAGCGTGTGTGGCTGTTGGTGGAGCAAGAACTGTTGCTGTTGCATTTACCCAAGCCGAACTTGTTGCAGTCACTCCAGTTCCATAAGTTGTTGAAATTGTAGAACCAGCACTTGTTAAATACCTGATTCCAACTTGAGCAGTACGAGATGTTGAACCAGCACGGAAGTCAGCAATCGCAGAGAACTCTTGGTTTGCTGTAACTGTAAACTTGGTTGCTGTGGTTGTTGAGGCAACGATGTCACCAGCCGCACTTGCTGTCATTTCTAAAGAGGCGCTTCCGACTGAAGCCTGAGCCGTTGAGCGAGCAATAGCGCAGTTAGTTACGGCAGTCCAACCAGTTGTATTTGTTTCTAAAGATGCTTGGTTTGCACTTAGAACATTTGTTCTACCGAATACTGTAACAACAACTGCTCCATCGTTTTCATCATAAAAAGCAGTAATCAATGGTGTGGCTGGAGCATCAACATCAATAGTAAATTGACTATAAGCCCAATCGCTGAAGTAGTTAGCACCATTTAATAATTGAGCAACTCTGACATAGGCTCGATAAGTTGTACCATCTGCTAAGTCTGCCTCGAGTGTTTGACCATCATTTGTTGAGGCTACAATGCCAGTTTCAACTGTTGGCGTAGAAGTATCAGGGCTAAAAGTTCCAGCGCTATAAGTTGTTGAATCAAATACTTTAATCTCGTAAGCGCTTTGTGGGTCACCATCTGTATCTGCATAAGTCCAAGTAACTGACGGGAAAGTTGTATCTGTGATGGTTCCGCTTGGAGCGGTAACTGTGACTGTTGGTTGAGTAGTAGTTACAACATCAACAAACAATTCATAGAGTCCAGCACGGTCACCGCTTGTTGTTGCGTTATCTGTGAACTTGACAACCAAGTTGTCAATTAAAGTTTGTGACCAAGCCTCGCCACTTGGGGCAGTTGTAATTTTGAGGGCAGTATCAACGGTGGTTAAAGAAAGAGTGTTTGCTTTGGAATAAGGAACTGAATAACTAACTGTTCGACCATTACGGTCAGTAATAACACCAAGGCTTAATTGGATACTGCCAGTAGTTCCAATAGTTGCTCGGGCACGAAGATTTACATACTCAACTTTTTCAGTAGCCGCTAAGGTGGTTGTACCAAACTCGGCTTCGTAAGATGCTGGAACTGTTGTACTTGTTCGAGTTATGTAAGTTGAATCGCTACTGTCGGCGAGCGCCGCATGAACTGAACCTGAACCTCCTGAGATAGTAAAGGCAGAGGCATTGTTCCAATTTGCGTTAGGTCTAAGGATGTAGGTAGCCATTATTTGTTAGCCAACTCCTTCGCCAAGATTGCAAAAGTCTCTTGAATTCTTTGAGTAATTATGTCAGCCTTCTCATCTATGCTGGTTGCTCCAGTAGTATCAACATTTACAACAAAAGCACCTTGTTCAATAACAATGTTGTTTCCACTTACTCCTGAAATTCTCGCCTCTGCATCTGTAACTTGAGCCAGTTTCATTTGAGCATTAGCAATCTTTTCGCCGAACGCCGCCTCGGAACCAAACTTACCGATTGCCGCACCAGTAATGCTAATTGCTCTTTGAATTTCATTTATCTGAGCAATAGCCTCTGCGCCCCCACCAAGAATAGATGCCGCTAGTTGAGCGCCCTTGATTGGTCCTGACTCGACTAAATCTTGAATTGCTTTAGCGTCAAGTCCAAGTGCCTGAAGTTGAGTTATCTGTTGAGCAAACTGATTGCTTTTATTCAAGCGTGTTTGCATATTCTCAATGAGAGATTTAGCCTTTGGAATAAATCCGTCGGGTAGTTCTACTCCTTTGAGTCCAGCAAAACCTAAAATTGTGTCTTTAAGTGAATCAGCAAAGTCCTTAGCCGCTTGTTGCAAGTCTTTGAGAACATCGCTCATAGACTCAATGCCAGCCTTCATAGCCTCACGAATTTTTTTCATCAAATCGGCAGAACCTTGAATCTCATTTAAGGCATCCTCATCAATACCGCCAGCCTTAACTTTGTCAGCAATTTCTTTTTCTTTTTTTAGAATGTCGCCAAAGCCAAGACCTTCTTCAAGACTCTCTCTGATGTTGCCAATAAAATCTTTTAAGCCTTCGGCAAAGTCTGTCTCTTTGGCAAAGACAACCATTTTCTTACCGAACTCAATTAACTTATCCCCTGCCTCATCAGCCTTGTTAGCCATTTCTTCAATAAATTTTCCTACGGTTCCAGCAAAGTCAAATTTAATTGCAGTACCAAGACCAGCAATCATTTTTTCAAGAAGTGGAGAGGCTTTTTTAGCACCAGCAATCAAACCTTCTACTATCTTTGTACCATTATCTTGTGCGGCTAAATCAACAACTTTCATATTAAAATCAAGCATTTTGTTTGCAACATTAGAGATAGCGCCAGCCGCACCCTCGGAATAATTACCCCAACTTTGTGAAGCCTTAATTAAAGTTTTAGATACACCTGTAATTGCATCAACTGATTTAGCACCAGCATCATCAGATGCGCTAAATAAACCTGTTATAGATTTTGCAACACCTTCAAGTTTTGAACTTGCAAAAGCCGCTATACCATTTAATGCTCCAAGCGCCGCACTTACCGCATTAGAAACAATAGGAATTTTCATTAAAGGAGCAGTAATTTTTTTAACCCAGTCTACGACTGTTGTTAATGCGTTATCAAGAAAGTTACCTAAGCCACTTGCAACTTTACCAAAAATACCAACTACGCCTTTGCCTAGAGCCAAGAACGCCCCAATAACTCCCTTTGCAATAGTCTTACCCACATCTAGTAATTTTTCAAAGATATAAATACCAGTTGCAATAGCCTTCAAAATGTTAGCAAAAGCCACTACGATATTTGTAACTACAAGAGCAATAACTCTGAGTATGCCATTAAATACAGCAATTACAATTTTGCGAAGAGTATCGTTTGTTTCCATTAAACTTACAAAAGCATCAATAACATTTTTGAATGAAGTCAATACAAATTTAACAAAAGTAAGTATCACATCTATAACGAACTCAAATACTTTTGCTATAACTTCTGCAAAAAAACCAAATACTCTCATCGCTGAAGCCAAGGTTTTTAGAACATGACCGAAATACTGAATGATGTAACCAAGGACAGTAATGACTACTTTTGCCACAAAATTAAATACTGCACCAACAACCTTACGGAACGACTCAGAAGTTTTATAGGCAACCATAAGCGCTGTAACTAAAGCGCCAATTACTAAAACAATTCTAATAATTGGATTAGCCGCTATGACGGCATTAAGTCTCATCATGGCACCAGTAAGTCCAGTTGTAGCAACGGTGCTTGCCACCTGTTGTCCAGTCAATAATGTAGTTGCAACAGAAAGTGTTGCCTTAGAAAATGCTAATAGTTTAGTTGCGGCGATGTTGGCGTAGTAAGCAACTGTGGCTACACCTATTGTTACGGCTAATCCAGTAAAAACCATCATAACTATCTGCATTGCTCTAGCATTATTTTGAATAAAGGTAGTAACTGTTCTAATACCATTCGCCAAGATAGTTAAGGCTTTAGCAATACTTCCTATTATTATTGTAGATAAAACTGTTAATGCTCTTCCAACTTGTTGAAATACAGGAAGCAAAGGTTGGAAAGCAGAAATTATCTGTCCTACGCCATTTCGTATTTGAGGAGATGTTAATACTAAAACAAAAGCAGTAAACATAACTTTATATTTTTCTAAAGCGCTGAAAAAACCTTGGAAGAAAGGCGCCGCCATACTGAGAGATTTACCCGCCTTGATACCAAAAAATGTGGTAAAAGCAAGAGCGATAGGTAAAAGTCTTTCCATAGATGATGCTATTGATTTAATGTTGATGTCTGCTTTATCTATTTTTTCAATAAAGTTTCCTATGTTTTCTGCTATCTTTGCAAAAGGGTCTGCTAATTTGGTAAGAAGCATTTCCATTGCATCAAGATATTTAGAAAAGGCGCCAGTTCCATTAGCCGCTTTTTGAATTCTGTCAGTTAAAACAAATACAGACAAAATTATTTTTGTAAAAGCGGCAAGTAATCTTTTACCTACTGCTTCTTGCAGTCTTCTAGTATTGTCAGCCATTTCTTTCAAAGCCTTAGATGGATTTTGCATTGCTAAGGCATAAGCGCCATTAACCTTGGCGCCTTCTTTTAATACTAAATTAAGAACTGCTTGGCGTCTTTCAGCCATAGTCAAATCACTAGCACTCTTGCCTATTGTCCGTCCATAAATAGCAAAGGCTTCAGTTGCTCCAGCAGTAATACCAATTTGACGCAACATTCTTGTTTGACCTGTTGTAATAGCAAACACTAAAGAATTCAAAGCATCTGCTGAATTAACGCTTGCTGTTACAGATAAATTCTGAGCGATAGTTGCCAACTGTTGAGCCTCAGTCAAATCAACATTTGATTGGGCAAGTTTAATTACGGCTCGTTGTGCCGCAGTAGAAGCAATACCCACTCCTCTAATTTGGTTTACCGCTTCAGATAATTGGTCGTAACTATAACGAGTTGATTGACCAAGAGCCTGTAAAGCAATATCTAACTCTTGAACCTCAGCCGCCGCTTTGAAAGATTTAGTTCCAAAAGCAAGCAGGGCGATTGCAAAACCACCAGCAACCGCTCCTGATGCAACTAAAACTTTATTTAAGTTTGAAGCGGCAGTTTGAAATGTTTCGGTGCTTCGTCTTGCCTCATCTAAACCTTTTGTAAATTGTGCGGAGTCAGCCGATAATCGGGCACGGACTTCCATGGTTGGTGATTCAGCCATTTATCTCCTAGCCTTCGCTTTTCTCTCCGCTTTCTCACGCTCTTTTTCTTTGACAAGATAAAAGGCGTTCCACTCTGTTAATTCCATACTGCTAAGAGGTCGGTGGGCGGGACTTCCGTAAAGAAGTTCACCCACCGTCCTACCTAACTTTTCTGCTATCTCGAAAAGAAACCGTCTCTCAGGATTCTTGAGGAAATCGAGCCTGTGCTTGGTCTACCGCCTTTTCGCTAAGACCTGAACTGCCAAGAGCCTTTGTTGCCAAACGCTCAATGACTGCACCATTCTTTGAGAGAATGGCTTCACGGTCTTGGTCTGTGAAAACTGGCAAGCCAGTTGCAGGGTCAAACACGGTTGCGATTACAGTTTTTGCGTACATATTAGAAACATCTACTTTATCTGAGGATGTAACTCCTTCAGTAAGTGTTGCTCTTTGTCCAGCCGTCATAGAACGAATTTCTACTGTCACTCCCCATTCAGGGACTTCCACTAATTCCTTCGTAATATCATCGGCGTCAAATATGTTTTTGCGTAAATCTGTCATTTCTTTTCTCCTTGGGACACTAGATTGATTTGGTCACGATAATTTATTAAGTTTTTTTGAATCAATTCCTATTATGAATAGGTACCACGGGTTACTGCACCCGTAATTTGGAACTCAGCAGAGTATGTCACTACATCTCCGATTGCACCACTCTTCTCGTAAGAAGTTAGGTAGCACTCTCCTGTGTATTTAACATAGGTGCTTGTTGAGCCTTCAGGACCGTACTCGAATGAAAGAGAAGCCGCTTGACCTAGAACTCCAGCCAAGTGAGCATCAACTGTTGCATCAAAGTTTCCTGAGATGGAAAGTGTTGCGTCAGACAAACCAACTACATAAGACTTTGCTGATGAACCAAAAGCGCTGGTCTCGGCTGTGTCTACTGATTGTGGGAATGAAACATCTGTAAGGGTATTGCTAATATCGGTAAGTGAGCCAGCCGCATTGTCTACCTTGAATACGGTGGATTTACCATGACGAAATGTTGGCATTGTTTTTACCTCCTAGTAAAAGCCACCACGGGGGTAGCCGAGCCTGTTGAACCTGCGACTGTGTAATTAACTCGTAGGTATCTGTTTACTGTTGTGCCATCTGCAACCTCAATTTTTTGTGAAGTTGTAGTGGTACCTGAAACCACGGTAAAAGTAACCAAGTCAGCAAAAGTTGAATTATCTGCTGAGTGTTGGATT